CTTATTGCTAAACTTGCACCAGCAAATGCTTCATCAGTTGATTGGGTTTTGATTTCTGTAAGAAAATTTTGAAAAGAAGCTTCAAAAAGTGTTTTACGTTCGTCGACGAAATAGTCAGCTAAATAACTTAATACTCCGTAAACTAGTAGGTCCTCTCCAATATCTGATATTTCATTAGTAGAACTATCCGTACTAAGAGCAGAAAATTCACCGTAATATTTTAATTCCAGGACAGTTCCACTTGAAGGTATTGGATGAAGAACAAACCTATTTGTAGCTGGCTCTCTTGTAAAAACTGTAGGAGTTCCTTCTACATTACTTAATGCTACAAACTCACTGTATTCTAATTTTCTACAAACTGGCTGTCCTTGTGCTCTTATTGAAATAATTTCCAGGAAGTCATTTGGAATTACAAAACCATCGTATCCACCAGCAACCGTTTGCGTGGCAGTTTTTTCCATACTAGGTATTCTAAGTAATCTTTGAATGCGACTTAAAGTTTGAAATATAAATGTATCGACAAGAGCATCTGTTACATCAGTACGGTTTAATACATCTTTTATGTGAGTTCTAAGTTCACCTTTATTCATAATTAAATACTCTTATTACTTGTTAGAAATGCCTCTAGGTCCTCTTGCTTTAGTTTCTTGATAATTTCTTGGGGAGTGACAGAACCGTCATAAATATTAAAACCTTCACGCATCCATTTATCTGCAACAGCAACTGGAATTGATGCAAGCTTATGAAAGTTACCCATCTTTTCGTTTGAACTTGCTATACGTTGAGCTTTATTATTTTGTACAAATTCGTCTGGAATATTTTGTTCTTTTTTTACAAATACACCGTCAGAGTTGTGGCCTATTCGCCAATCTAAATTTTCAAATTTTTTCATAATATATACCCTCAAGTTTGTAGGTGCACTCCAGGGAGGAGAGGGCAAAAACCTGGAGTGCTCCTAAATTGTATTAGGTCAAGTTAGTAATCTGACCTTGGCTTCTGCCATTCATAACTTTCAAGCTGTATTCTCCAACTACCGCATGAGTATCGGCATCAGAAGTTTGAGCTAATAAAGTTCTAGCAAACGGTCTTAGAACACAACTACGGACGTAAGTTGGATCTATCAGAAACGCACGAGAAGTGATTTGGTGTCTGTTCAACACTGTCTTGTAAGTTCCATATGGACTTACATAAATGTCGACGACGTTAACAACTGTTTTACCAGTTCCAAAGTCTCTTTCTCTACCAGAAGAAGCAGCAAAGTTTGCTACTGTCTGAGCGTCTGCTGGTTTGATCATAAGCAGAGTTGGATTAGCTCCGTGGTTATAACACTTCTGTCCTAAAGCTAATAAGTTAGCTTCTGTAATTGGACCAGCCTGAGCACCACCAGTACCAGCGTCGCTATCAGTTTCCTGGGTGACGTCAGCATTAATGTACTGAGTGAAACTATTCATTTCTCTTGCAGTTGAACTGTTACCAGTTACCGACGCATTGTCATGACCGATATAAGCGAATTCTAAATCACGCTTAATTTCTGCCAGGACCTTTGCAAGTTGGTAGGCGGTTTCCTTCGCTCTACCGTATAATTTTATGCTATCGGCCGTTTTAGAGACAGCAAATACTTTAGAAAGTATCTGAGTTGTATTAGTCATCATTGTAGTTGGAGTTTGAGTTCCAGCTGACAATGCACCGCCTTCAACAAGTTTGTTATCGGCAGCAGCTGCTAGACTATCTTCTTGAAATTCAAATATTCTAGCGTTGACCTTCTCGGTTCGAATTGAAGAAGTAAACGGAGTATCAGTAGGTGTAATATTTGTGATTACATCACTTACGTCTTCAGCCTTACCAACTTGGTCATAAGTAGTAAAAGTAGCCATAGGGCATACCTCCTTATAGTTTAATTAAAGTTAGTTTTGCCAGCGTTCCATTAAAGCATCTGCCACAATTTCAAAATCATGCCCAGCTTCAGCCATCTTCTTATTTGCTGCTTGAGCTTTGCGACGCTTACTTTCTTCTTTAGCTATGTTCTGAGGAACAGACTTTTTAAGAACTTTAGTAGTCACTTTGCTCTTCTTTTTTACAGCTACCTTTTTACCCTCATCATAAAGGCGAGCTTTATGTATCATTTTGATGGCAACTGGATCTACGATAACGTCGACCACATCCTGGGGCATACCAGATCTAACAGCATACTCTCTTGTTTTGTCGTACAAAGAATTATTCCATCCTTCAATATCGGCAGTAAGAACTTTGATAGCTTCTTTAGCTTGTTCTTGTAATTGAGTTTGTTGTTGCTGTTGCACTTGCTTTGAAAAATTGTCAACTTCTTCGCTGATAAATTTATAATCATCGTGTGCAAACTTTGCCTCGGACCTTAGTGCTTGAAATTCCTTTTCGTCCATCTTTTGTGATGCGACATAGAAATCTATATCACTATAGGGTTTCCATCTTTCTTCAGCTCTTTTTTGAAGAGTTTCTAATGCAGAAGCATATTTAAGACCTTGGGCCTCTACTTCTTTACGCTGACTAGCGATTGCTTGAGACTTTTTAGTGATGGCAGCCTCTTGTCCATACAATCTTTTAAGGTCATTTACAGATACCTGATGGGTTTCGTCAGCAACTTTGATTTCAACCACAGCTTCGTCGGAGAGAACTTTGCTGTCCTCCGTATCTTCGTCATCCGACGTATCAGCTTCGTCTTCATCGACAGTTTCCGCTTCATCTTCATCATCAGGGTCTTCAGTTTCCTCAACTTCAGTATATTCAAGTTCGTCATCTGTTTCTTCAGGTTCAGTTGTTACCTCAGTCTCATCTTCTTGGGTATCAACTTCCTTATCCTCTTGTTCAGTAGTCTCAGATGGCTCTTCAGCGTCTGACCACTTCTTCAATAAGGCTTCTTCAGCGTCATCAGTTGTTAATGATGCTGTTGCTGGACCGTGATCTAGCACGTCCTTTAGGATGGTGCTCTCAGCCATATTAGTTTAGCTCCTTGCTATTTGTTTTTGTTTCTTGAGCTTTTTGCTCTTGTTCCATTGCAGTAATCCAGGACTGTAATGTGCCTTGAACTGCAACGATTGCTTGATAACGATGCCATGCACCTTCTCGTAATTCTTTTTGCTCTAGTTTTGTGGTTGCCCAGGTTGATATAGCTTCATCAACTAGCCAATTCATAACCTTGGTATAAGATTTATTTTTTAATAATTGGTCCGCTTGAACACCACGGTCTATTATGTCGTCTTTTTCTGACATTTAACTCTCCTTAATTATTTATGCGTTTGGACTTGCGATTGCTCGAACATCTTCAGCTTGCTGAGCTATCTCTAGCTCTTTCTTATTTACTTCTTCTTTGTGTTCTTGCTGTCTTTCTCTCAAGTCTTGTTGGTCTGATTTTAATGCAGCATCAAACTCTGCTTTATCTCTTTGCATTTCGATATTAGCAGCTGTTTCTTCTGCATTTACTATTACCTTCTGTTCAGCCACAGCTGTTTGTCTTTCCTGTAACTCCATAGCTTTAGCTTGCATTTGTGCAGCCATCTGCTCTTGAGGTGAAGGCTGAGGCGGAGGTAAATCTGCTGGGTTAGTAATAAAGTCAGCAGTATTCTTAATTCCATTTTTCTCTAAAATAGACTTCATCATTTGATATCTATTTTGAGCTGTATACAATCCTTGTACACCAGGATCTTGTGACATAAGTTGGTGAAGACCTAGAAGCTTCTGAGCTTCTTTTTCATTTTCTCCATAACCTAAATGTAAATCAACATGAGCATTTCTATTCTCTACCCATGTCTTTGGATTTACTTCTATCCAATTACCAGCAACGTCGACGATTTTAGTTCTGTCTTCGTTTTCGACAACTAATCTATAAACTTTCTCAAACAATGGACGTACGAATTGGTTAGCAAAATTTCTAGCTATTATCTTTTGTCTTTGCATTGATAAAGTAGCTAATTGCTCAACCATTGCTGCTGAGTTCTGTTTACTTACAGCATCTTTTGATAATCCCTGGCTAAGTCTACTTACACCAGTTGTATCTTCTTTTTCTTCATCTAGTAATTGAAGTGTTTGAAATACAAATGGATTTAATGATGCTTGTGGTAATGGTGTAATGGCATCTGGACGAGTCGAATTTATTATGCCCCCTACTCTATTATCCATTAATTCTCTTGGATTAACTAAGCCACCTTTTGTAACAACGTATCTTGGATTGTTAGATATAATTGCATGGTCCAGGATGGACCTAGTTAAAATACTTCTAGCATTTTGTGTATCAATAACTCTTGCTGCAAAGTTAGAACCATGAAAGTTGTGAGGTATTGGTAATGGGCAAAAATGTACAAATGGTAACTCTGGACATTCTTCAATATCTAATAATGTATTTCCAGCTTTAGTAACTTTATATCTTTTAGCTATACCAGTGCCTTCAATGTCGAGCATGATATAAGCTTCGTAAACTAGAATTGTTTTAGTTTGTTCCTGGTAGTCTTTACCAACATTTAATCTGTCAGCTCCAACACTTTCAAATCTTGCTAAAACTTCTGGGTCAGTTTCCATTTCGACGTCGTCATGGTCACCAATGTTTTCAATCTTCTTAGTGTCAAAACCCATTTTGATTAGTTCACTAATTGAGCGACGACTACGGTGGGCCATAAAGTTCATACTTTCCAGGTCCACACTTCGTGGCTCTACTATAAACTCTTCTGGACTTAACTGGTCTATTACAACTTTACTTTTGTCATCATTAAAAATAACTGTAGCTGTTATTTCACCAGTTTCTTCATTGGGAGTTATATCCTGGATGTCATAAGCTTCGTCAGCTAATAAAACATCTAGTTGTTCTACTGGACCTTGAAACTCTTGCTCAATAGGTTCTGTTTTATTTAGCCAATAAACTTTGGCTACACCTATTCGAGACATTAATGCATCTTGGATAACATCACTAAAAACTTGATAGCCTTCGTTTTGTCTAAAGACATTATAATCAACATACTCAGAAGCTATTCTACTAGGTTCAACATCTTCTGCATTTTGTGGTGTAAAAGATACTATCTTATTACCAGCTGCAAAAACTTCTAAGAGTGCTGCCTTCATACTTTCAACAGCGTTAAAAACATCTTGAGAAATAAATTTGGAATTTCCGTCATGATGAGGAAAAGGTAATTTACCAGTATAGTGGTCCATTACTCTTGTACGTTCTAAACTCAGTTTACTATCGAACGTACCAACAGCTTGACGAATATTTACGTCAACTGCTTTAAGTATGTCTTCATTATCTAATTTTTTATATTCTGCCATTTATATCATCTTTATGTACATTTCGTCGGTTACCTCGATTGGTTTGAAACTACCTTCATGGACAAAGTTACAAAGTGCCAAGGCCATAACGGTGTCGTCATGACAACCAGGCTCAGCTTCCATACTTCCATTTTCAGTGGCGATATATGTAAGCATTTCTTTAATGGTCTTTTTGTTTAGAAGAGATACATTATTCTCTCTAAGGTCTGCCCTAAGGGTATTTATGATTAAAGGTTTACTTTTTACTGTTGTTGCAAACCCTAATTTAATAGTTTCTTTGTCAGTCAATTTGTCGACAATGGTTTCAGTGTAAAAATGTGGATATGCCATATCCTTTCCAAGGCGAGTACATGTCAGTAATCCATGTCCATTACTTTCAACAACAATAAATGCATCATTAAAAAGTTTGCCTAAGTGGTATAAAACTGTAGCGAAATAATCTGGATGAACTTGTGAACGATAAGTAGCAACTTGCTTTTTATTACTATCTAAAACTTGTGCACAAGACCAATCTCCTCCTCTTATTCCCATCGATACGTCAGCACCAATGTAATAGGTTTCACCAGGATCTATATTATCATACAGAAGAAGTTCACCACGAAAATGCTCATTCCAATCATCACCTTCTAATGCTAATTGCATTTTTGGTTCTGGTGCATCTTCCAGGTATTGAATTAATTGTTCAGGATTAAATACTGGTCGTCCAGTTGTTATAAAACTCTCTTCAGGTGTAGCTGGATATTCTTGCTTAAATAACATTGTACCATTTTGAGCTATCCGCTTTCGACGAAACGCTAACTGCTCATCAGATAAAATATATTTGGAAGCTATCTCTTCTTCTTCTGGTGTTCTTTCTAAAGGTCTATCCACCAGTTCGATGTAACTATCATCAATATACCAAGGAATAAATATTGGTATAAATCCATTTGTTCCATCACATGCACCTCGCCATAAATCGTGAAATACGCCAGATAAACCGTTGGCCGTACTCTCTGCTATAATGGCTGTTCCTTTAGTATTTGGTACTGCTTGCAATATTGCATTCCAGTTATCTCTGGCTGTGTTATTGGACCAGAAAGCTAATTCTGAGGCATGTACATGTGTTAATGTTTCACCTCTACCGATTGCTTCTGAACCAGCTGTTGCAACTACATAGCTGCTATCTAAAACATCAAAACTTAGTTCTTTTCTACTCGAATATTTTGTATGTGGCTTAAGTAATGGAGGACAGTTTTCATGATATCTTTTTGTCATATCAAACAATGCCCTGGTACTATCAGCACTATGTGTGACCACCATACATTTTTGAGCTTTTCGCTGACTAACATTAAAGTAAAAGTAACCACCGACGTGCGTCGATATACCTTGCTGTCGTGCTTTAAGAATTACTATTCTTACTTTACCTTCAGCTCTTATTTGTTTTTCAATACCATTTTGTAAAATCTGCTGAGCAGCATTTAATACTAATGGTTTTACCTCACCACTTTTAGTTCTTATCTTAAGTGAATTTTTTGAGTAGTAACTAAAATCAGTGAAGAGCTTCTTTCGAACTTGTAGTAGTTTCTTCTTTGTCATCTTCTGCCGCTAACTCCTCTAACCACACTTCAGCTTGATGTAGTGTTACATCTGATTTGCTGGCTGGTTTTGCTTCTGTAAATTCTAAAACTAATCTTGCAGCTGCTAGACGTTCTTTGGTTTCACCAGGACAACGCATTACTTCGACAGCTGTTGTTAAAGCTTCTTTTGCGAATTCATTTTTAATATCTGTTTTCTTAGTCACATATTCCTCTGCAAATTGTTTAGCCTTCTCTCTTATTGGTTTAATAGTTTCTTTTGTGTAACCATCAGGAACACCTTTTGGTCTGCCAGGGTTTTTTCTTTTTCTTGCGGACCACTCTTTGCGTTTCTGTCTGCCCTCTTCTGTTTGGGCAAGCATTGCAAAGTAATTATTCTTAGGTGCTTTTTGTGGATGCACACCTTTACCAGTTCGAGTTTGTTTAACTCGCTGTTTTCTTTTATCTGTCATTTAATTTACCTTAGGCTGAAAGTGCACCCATTGAAGTAAGCATGCCAGGATCTTGTTCTTCTTCTTCATCTCCTGGTTGAAATGCCATTGATGCCATAATGTAAGCTAGTATAGAAGCTGCTGGCATTGAGTAGAATTTTACAACTTTAGAACTGTCAGCATTGTTTAAAAACTTCTGAATAAGTTTAGTTGTTTCTGGATTACTATTTTTAAAGTCTTTTGGATTATATAAATAATTACCAATAGCATCACCTAACAATTCACTTACTGTATGAAAATAAGTAAATTCCAAGTTTTTCATATAATTATTCATTTCTGTTCTTGCTAATGTTGCTCTTGCAGTATCAAATTCGCCAGTTTCAAGTCCATCTGCAACTATTTTCAATCCAGCATCAGCCTCATCATATGGTGGTCTTACAGCTACTGGTCTAAAATTAGGATTTCTTCCTGATACAATTCTATTTCTTTGGTTTCTAACTAATTCCCTAAAAACTTTATTTGCTTCTTTATCAGGTATCTTTTTAAATCCTTCGCTTATAATATCAGCAAAAGCTGCTCTTAGTGTATTTGTATCCATTGCCTCCGTACCAAGATTTACATCAGTGCCAAATTCATCTGTAACAACATCATAAGTTCTTTGTTTAGCTACATTGAACTCTCCAGCTTGACCACCTGGCATTCCAGTAAAAGTATTTAACTGATTAATAGGTTTAGATTTATCTAAAA